CAGTAGGAGCTGATACTTTAGCTAGAGCTGGTAGAGCTAGAATTACTTCAATCCAAGGATTAGGTATAGCATCATCTACAATTATTTTTTATGATTCATCAGATGCTTCATCACCAGGAACAGCAGTCGCTACATATAAATTTGGTACTGAAGGATTAGAAGTTTATATTCCTGGTTCAGGTATCAAGTTTGAAAATGGTATTGTTTATAATTTAGCAGGAGCAGGCGGAAGCATTACAGTAACTATAACAGGAGCTTAATGGCAACTTCAGGAACTACAGTATTTGAAAAACAATTTGCTATCGATGATATAATCACCGAAGCCTATGAAAGATTAGGACGTTTTGATTATTCTGGAAATGATATAAAATCTGCAAGACGTTCTTTAAATATAATGTTTCAAGAATGGGCAAACAGAGGTTTGCATTTTTGGGAAGTTGGAAATAATGATATTACATTAGTTAATGGCCAAGCTGTTTATACAATGTTTAGATCAACGTCTGATGGAACTTCAGATGCAACAGCAGTTTATGGTGTTGATGATATACTAGAAGCTGTTTATAGAAATAATACTTCAACTGATTTTCCATTAACAAAAATAAATAGATCTGCGTATCAAGGTCTTTCAAATAAAACAAATACAGGAACTCCTACACAATATTTTGTACAAAGATTTATTGATAAAGTAACTATTACTTTATACTTAACTCCAGGTGCCTCTGAAGCCGGAAACAAACTTAATTATTATTATGTAAAAAGAATTCAAGATGCAGGAGCTTACACTAATGAAGCTGATGTACCTTATAGATTTGTACCATGTATGTGTGCAGGTTTAGCTTATTACCTTTCACAAAAAGTAAAACCAGAACTTACACAACAAATGAAATTATTATATGAAGATGAATTAAAAAGAGCATTAGAAGAAGATGGTTCACCTTCAAGTTCTTTTATAACCCCAAAAACTTATTATCCAAATGTCTAATTTATCTAGAGGAAAATACGCACAATTTATATCTGATCGTTCTGGTCAAGCATTTCCATATACGGAAATGGTTATTGAATGGAATGGTGCACGTGTACATACATCAGAGTTTGAAGCAAAACATCCACAACTAGATCCAAAACCAACTACTGCAGATGGACAAGGTTTAAGAAATGCAAGACCACAAACTTTTACACTTGCTTCTGGTGGAGGTGGTGGAATAGCTGTAGATTTAACTTTACCTGCTCCTTTTTCTTTTTCATCTGAAGGAATGGTTCCTGATAATGGAAGTATAGTTAATTCAAAAAGAGAAGGACATATTAGTTTAGGAAATGTAGAAATAATTGGAGCAGCTACAGTTACAAATTATGCAGTAACGGTAGTTAGTACCGGCTTAGGAAATAAATATTTTATTGATGGAGTACAACAAGCTACTTTAAATTTTACAAAAACTAACGTATATAAATTTGATCAATCAGATAGTTCAAATGGTGGAGGAGGAACTCACCCATTAAGATTTTCTACAACTTCAAATGGCACTCATGATGGAGGAACAGAATATACTACTGGTGTAGTAACAAGTGGAACGCCTGGTCAACCTGGAGCTTATGTTCAAATAACCGTTGATGCAAGTGCACCTAGTACGCTATATTACTATTGTACAAATCACTCTGGAATGGGAGGCCAGATAAATATATCATAATGACTTACGATGAATTAAAAACAAAAATTAGAAATTACACAGAAGTTAGTTCAAATGTTTTAACTGATACTATTATAAATGATTTTATTAGAGATGCAGAATTAAGAATAATGAGAGATGTAGATGTCGATTCAAATAAAAGATATGTAACAGCTCAAGTAATTTCAGGAACAAGATTTATTGATACACCTCAAAATACTCTAGTAATTAGATCAGCTCAAATTGTAGATTCTGATGGAACAAGCAACCCTGATAATAGAGAATTTTTACAATGGAGAGATTCTAGTTTTATGTCTGAATTTAATCCAACTAATGCTCAAGGTGTTCCAAAATACTACAGTTGGTGGGATGATAACACAATAGTATTGGCTCCAACTCCAAATGCTACTTATACAATTCAGTTAAATTATATCTTGAAACCTGAGACTTTATCGAGTACAAATACACAAACATATATTAGCCAACAATTTCCCAATGGTTTATTATATGCATGCTTAGTTGAAGCATTTTCATTCTTAAAGGGGCCAAATGATCTCTTGCAATTATACGAAGGAAAGTATAAACAAGTATTAGAAGGCTTCTCTATAGAACAAATGGGAAGACGAAGACGTGATGAATATCAAAGTGGTGTTCCCCGTGTCGGTGGTAAATAATAATAAGGAGATAAAACTATGGCTATAACACAAGCAATTGCAAATTCTTTCAAACAACAGTTATTGGAAGGTGAGCATAATTTTGGTTCTGGTGATGACAAGTTTAAAATCGCTCTTTATACTTCTTCAGCTACTCTAAACTCATCAACAACTGCGTATGCTACTAACCCAGGAGGTGGAGCAAACACTGAAGTTGCTAATACTGGTCAGTACACAGCAGGTGGTGGTTTACTTGTAAACCAAGCAACTTCTTTAACAGCTGGTGTTGCAAGAGCAGACTTCGCAGACAGATCTTTTACAGGTGTGACTTTGACTGCTAGAGGAGCTTTAATCTACAACACTTCTGCAACTGCAACTAATGCAGCTGTATGTGCTTTAGATTTTGGAAGTGATAAAACAGCGACAGCAGGTGTTTTCACAATTCAGTTTCCAGCAGCTACATCAACAGCAGCGATTTTAAGAATCTCTGGTTAGTACATAGGAGTTAAAATCCTATGGCATCAGGAACTTGGAGTGCAGGCTTTTGGGGCCAAAACCAATGGAACGATTTAGCTAATCCTACGTTTGCATTAACGGGGGTAAGTCTATCTGGCGTTCTTGGTACAACTACAGAAGTTGACGGTGATATAAATACAGGTTGGGGACGTATTGAATGGGGCTTAAATTCCTGGGGTGAATTTGGTACTGCACTTCCAACAGGAATTTCTGCATCTTTTAACATAGGAACTGTAGTTGTAACCGCAGGTGCTACTGCAACAAATTCTACAAATAATGGTCAAACAATAACTGGAGCATTAGGTGCTCTTGCGATTGATATTCAAGGAAAAGTATTTCCTACAGGTTTTGGTTTAACTGGAAATTTAGGAACAGCTGATGCTGGTCCTGATGCAATGCTTACAACTAATCATGCAACAATGGGTCTTGGTTCTGTTCAAGCTTACAACCAAACTGGTTGGAGTAGACAAGAGTGGAGTGAAAACGGTTGGGGTGTTGAAGGTCAATATGCAAATGTTGATGTAACAGGTATTGCAATGACAAATGCACTTGGATCAGTTGCAATGGCTGGAGAAGTTGTAGTTATTCCTAGTACTTTAAATATAGCACAAACAACTTTAGGTGTTATCGATCCAGCTCCTGACGCAAACATTACAGGTAATTTTATGATTGGTTCTTTAGGCCAATTAGGAATGCAAGGTGATGTTTCACCAAGCGTAACAGGTATTTCAATGACCGCTGCTTTAGGAAATGAAACAATAGAAACTAAACAGCTAGTTGATGTAACAGGAATAGCTGGTTTAGCTAGAGTAGCCTCTGTTACTCCTATAATTCATGTAGATGTATTGGTTACAGGAAATGCCTTGACTATGGCACAAGGTTCTGGTAGTGCTTTAATCTGGAACGATGTAAATACAGGTACAGCGCCTATAACTCCTCCAGGATGGCAAGAAGTAGCTGCATAATGAGTTTGACACAAGCTCAAAATTTTAGTAAATTGAAACTTAATTAAGGAATTTAAATTATGGCAAATTCAACATCAGCAAGTTTAAAACTTACAGTACAGGCTACTGGAGAAAACTCAGGAACTTGGGGACAAATTACAAATACTAACTTACTAATTCTTGAACAAGCAATTGGTGGTTATGGAGCATTCAATGTAACTGATGCATCTAGAGCATTAACTTTTACTAATGGTGCTTTATCAAATGGTAAAGATCAAGTAATTAAATTAACAGGAACTCTTGAAGCAAACGTTAATGTTACTATTCCAAATTCAATAGAAAAAACTTATATAGTTGAAGATGGATGTAACCATGCAGGTTTCACTTTAACTTTTAAAACTTCATCTGGAACAGGTGTACTTTTATGCGAAGGTCACACTTACACTTTATATTCTGATGGAACTAATGTTGTAAAAGCAGGTGAATTAAAAAAATGGAGAGCAATAACAGCAGCTGAAACAGTTCAAGCTGGTGCTCAACTTTTAGTAAATACAAATGGTGGAGCAGTTACAGTAACGCTACCAGCGTCACCATCTGCTGGTGATGAAGTTGCATTTATTGACCAAGGATATGATTTTAATACTAACGCATTGACTGTTGGTAGAAACTCTTCTAATATAGCTAACTCAGCAGCTGATCTTACAGTTAATACACAAGGTGCCGGTTTCTGTTTAGTATTTTCAGGAGACGCTACAACAGGATGG